ATTTTAATGTCCACAGGTTTTTCATAATATTTAACCTCCCATGAAAGGGGAGTTTGATCTGGATATCTCAATCCTACTCGGTAATACAACACAATTAGAGGGGGCACCAATACGACCACGTGTGAAGTCACGCAGTCGGTGATTGACTAATGTCATGATGTCACGTGTGTGACATGTGGTGACTGGCTGGTTAAACTTCATTCCGTAATCTAAAGATAAAATCTTACGATATACAGAACCAGAGTAAAACGAACCAATCTCCATTTGACTAAAGTCACTAACGAGAGTCTGCCACTCATGTAAGTCGAGTTTGTACCTACGTATATAATGGATGTCAGGAACTTGGAACTGACGGTTAGAGTCAGAACCAAGTCGCTGATATATACTAGTGTCACTAGACTGAGTGCGCTTAATCATCTCGTGATCAATGTCACTCAATTTTGGGAAGCGAGCCTGAAGAGCACGCAACGCTGAAGAGTTCCCAGAATGAACTAGGCCCATAACAACACTGCGACAAAAGGCATCACTGCGCTTAGTGATATCTCCTGTTCCTGGGAGATCACCGTGTGCGCGACCAAAATTGCGAATGATGCAGCCAATATTGAGAACGGACTTGACTACACCGGATATAAGAGAGGGTGAATGTTTGAGAAATTGAAGATCCTCTATGTATGAACATTGGTCAAGCGTAACATTGTACCCCATGCGTCTTGCGCTCAGGAGTACGGTTTCTGCCATGTTCAAAACACTGCGTTGAGATGCAGGAATAAGCTTCACATCGAATGATATGCGTGACATAATGAATGTCATAGCGGTATTATTCAATGAGGTGGTTAGCTGACTCCCACTGTACTCAACGGGTTTCTTCGCTACGTTTTTAAAACGAAGCCTCTGAACTTTCACTTTCTTCTTGCCCTTACTCCTCTTACCAGCATAAGGATTGTCGATGCGAATGGGAGAATGGCATTGGAGTGTGCATTGGCGCACAAACCATTCCGCATCTTTGTCCTTTGAGGCGATCTCTTCCGTGAATTTGAACACTGCGTCACCGTTCGAGGCGTCACAGCTAGATATGTCCAAATTACAACGGAAAACACCATCAGCACACATAATGGATAGCATGGCATCATCACTGAAAAAAGTTCCAGTGACTGCCTTACTCGGTGTGATGTGGCGGGAAAATGCTGCATCAAGTTCGAAATAACTTGTGTCTGGACAAAATCGCATGTCCAGGAAATCATCAGAATATTTGTAGCAGCCCTTGAGTGATGGGATTAACCAACCACCTAATAAGGAGCCCTCTGTAGTGTAGTCACCAATAGTGCGGATGAGTTTGCCATACTTGGCTGTCTCTGGCACTTTGTTTTTGAGTGTGACTGCACGCATGTACAATTCATCTAACAACATGCCCTTTGTTTGAAGAGCGCTATGCGCGCTCATTCGTAATGCACGTTTAATGTGTGGAAGCTCTGCTAACTCCTTGACTTTAATAAGTCGGGGTTTTACATTGCAACCAACATCAAACAGTGGGATGTAGGCATCAAGTATCTTCTGGAGAAATTTTTTATAACCT